GGTATAGGTATTGAAATATGCTACTCAAAAAGTGGAGGCACTAGATTTATTGAAGCAGAGAAGTTAGCTGCTAAATTTATAGCTTTTAAACTGAATGAAAAGGGTTGGGGCATAAATCGAGTTAAGAAACACCAAGATTTTTCGGGCAAATACTGCCCGCACCGGACGTTAGACATGGGATGGCAACGGTTCTTGGGAATGGTGAAAAGTGAGCTAGACAAACTGAAAGGAGGGGCAACCGTGACAGAAAAGAACGTGCCCAGCAGCTGGGCAAAAGAAGCATGGGAGTGGGCGAAGAAGGAAGGGCTGTTAGACGGCACGAGGCCGAAGGATAACCTTACCAGGGAAGAATTTGCGGTTGTGCTGAAAAGGCTGGTAGACAAAAAGTGAAATTTTCAAAAGCAATAGTGTCACTTGTTATCTTGCTCAACGCCGCCTTTACCGTAGCGGTACTTTTTATTTTTTATAAGGTAGGCACAGAGCCGACCACGCTCATCGGGGCGTGGTTCGGCTTCACGACAATAGAACTTTGGGCATTGGCTGGAATTAAAAAAAGGGAAATTGAAAAACAAAATGACAAGGAGGTGATATAGTGAAGGAATTTTGGAAACAAAAACTTACCTCACGGAAGTTCTGGGTAGCCGTGGCCAGCGCAGCTTTTATTATTCTTTCAGAGGGTCTCGGCTTTAATGTTGACCCGGAACTATATTGGAAATTAGTTGCACTGGCCCTCGGCTATATCTTTGGCGAGGCAGCGGTGGATATTGCCAGAGCTAAGGCGCAGGAATGAAGACACACCCTTCTTAATCATATAGGCAGGCTGGGTTTTCGCCTCCTTTTCCCAGCCTGCTACCAAATCCTCCTTTCATTTTGCCCCGGGTAGGTTAATCGCTTACCCGGGGATTTTTTTGTTGCAATTTTTTCCCAAAACCAATACCGGCTTTGAGCCGAGAAACTTTTTTTGAAAAATTTTTAGAAACCCACTTGACTTTTTCCGAAGCGATATATATAATAATAATAGAAAGAGCGAAAACGAAAAGGAGGAATTAAAATGAAAAGAATGGAAGTAAAAAGGATTGTAACGGGCATTAGCCCGAACTACGTGAAGAACTGGGACACCGTAAAAGCAATTCGGGAACTCATTCAAAACTACCTTGACAGCAAGTCCGAATTTGGATGCAAAGGGTATATTTGCTACAAACGCGGAATGGCGGTCATAAAGGATTTTGGCCCGGGGCTTGAACCGAAACACCTAGCCCTGGGAATCAGCGAAAAGAGTCAGGGCGCCATCGGAAAATATGGTGAGGGCTTAAAATTGGCACTCTTGGTATTAGCCCGGGAGTGCCGAAAGGTAGAAATCCGGTCAAACGGAACGATTATTCGCCCCACCATTGAACACTCCGACTTATATGGCACCGAGGTTATGGTCTTCAATATTCAACCAATGCAACCTTGCCATGCTAAAACGCACCAGGGCACAACCGTCCGATTCCTATGCAGCAAAGAGGAACTAGAAGCTGCGAAATCTTACTTTGAAAGTTTCCTCTCCAAAAAATCCGGCTTCAAGTGGATAGAAAAGGGCGAAAAGGGCAAAATCAGTTTACCCGGCGGATACATTTACGTCAACGGAGCTAGAGTTGGAAAAATATCCAATGCATTGTTTAGCTATCACTTATATGAAAAAGAAACTGGAGACATTGGAAACCGGGACAGAGAAGTTATTGACCAAGAAAAAGTTGAACCTTATATCCGAAAAATACTCGCAAAGACTTCATCCCTAACAGTTATGCGGAAGGTTATAAAAGCCTTGATTGACGGAGAATACAGCTGGGAAATCAAAATTGGCATATCCGGCTGGATGGTAAGCGAAAAGAGCCGCCCGCTTTGGAAAAGAGCTTTCTATGAGATGGTCGGAACGAAAGATGCCGTGCTGAGTAGTTGGAGAATAGATGACAATACACGCTGGCTATTTAGGATACAAAGTTGTAGACATTTCAAGCAATGATTGGTGGGATTTATTGAACAGCGTTGGGATAAAAACAGCGGCAGAAATCGCAACTGAAGACGGAAAGAAATCTAGCAAAAGAATCGCAATAAAGGACTTAACAGATGAAGAGAGAAACAACTTGAAAATAGCAAGAAAACTCGTGGAAAAATACTACAACTCGGTCGGTGAAGTAGTGATTATGGAGAATCTGGACAGAGTGGTCAACGCGGCAAGAAACTCCAAGGTGAACGGTGCTTACGAAAGCAGAACAGACAGGATATACTTGAGGCGAGGAATACTGAATGATTTACACCAAACGCTCCANACTCTACTNCACGAAGCGGTACATAAATACACTGGAGCGAGTGATTGTACAGCGGCTTTTGAGAGGGCNCTNNCTGAAGTATCTGTGAATATAATCTTGGGATTGGAGAAATTGGAATAGGAACCCGGCGAAATAGCCGGGAAATTTTTTTTGAAAAATTTTTAAAAAACCTCTTGACTTTTTCTGAAGTAATATATATAATAATAATAGAAAGAGCGAAAACAAAAAAGGAGGTAACCAAAATGAGAAAAACTGAAATTAGAGAGGCAATCGAGAGATTAGAGGAGCTGAAGGAGACAATCTACGAGGCAATGGACGAAATGGAAGAGATACTGAAAGAGGTAGCGCCAGATGTATACACGATGTCAAAGAGCTACTGGTTGGCTCATGTCGATGGAGCTTTAGAGAACAGAGGTAACTAGCTAGGAGAAGCAAGCCTGGTAAACTACATTGATACAATCCTAGCACTGGAAGAACTGGAACTGGAAGAAATGATGGAAATGGAAGAAGAGCGAGAGAATTAGGAGGGAGGGCTCAAAGCTCCCTTCCTCCAAAATAAATAAGATTTCAATCTGGAGGAGGTTTTCTAGATGCCCGATGTAAGACTAATACAACAAGCGGTGAGATACCTCGCAAACCGATGCGATGGGGCGATTTCCGAGGATGGTCATGGGTTTAACAAGATAGACGCCGGCTTTGGAAAGAGCCTAGCCGAACGGGAGAGATGGACAAAACGACAAGCTCAAGCGGCGTTAAAAATGTTAAAGAAGTATCAAGGACAACTACAGGCTGGAGGGTTTGACATTGAAAGATTATTTGACGGAAGTGAGATTACCTACCCTCACCTACAACAAGAGAAAGTAATGAACACAGTGAAGAAAGTAGACGACAGAACAATGGAAATACGGTACAAGTTCAACCCTGAGATACTGCAACTAATAAAATCACTCCCGGGAAGGCGCTTCCATCCTGATAAAAAGTACTGGACAGCTACGATAACAGCGGACAGTATAAACAAACTGAAGGACGCAGGGTTTGTAATCGATGCAGAGTTAGAAAAACTTCTACACCAGGCAGAAGAAATGGAAAAAAGAATCGAAGTACCCGGCCTCAAAAAGCAATTATTTCCATTCCAAAAGGCAGGAGTTGCTTTTATCGAAAAAAGCAACGGAAGAGCACTGATAGCCGATGAGATGGGGCTCGGAAAAACTATTCAAGCCGCTGCCTGGCTTCAGCTCCATCCAGAGAAAAGACCAGCAATAATCCTTTGCCCGGCATCGTTGAAGCTGAATTGGGCAAAGGAAATAAGGGAAACGCTTTCTACCAAAGACAAGGTTCAAATCCTTCAGGGAACAAAACCTTACTCAATCACCGAAGACATAATAATAATCAACTACGACATCCTAAACAGTTGGGTTGAAACGCTCCAGGCTATCAACCCCCAAGTCCTTATAATAGATGAGATGCATTACGTTAAAAACAGCTCCGCAATCCGAACAAAGGCCACAAAGAAATTGACAAAAGGTATACCCCATGTCATAGCGCTGACTGGAACGCCTATAGTGAACCGTCCCATCGAAGGCTTCAATATATTCCAAATCCTAGACAGAAACCTGTTCCCGAACTTCTGGACATACGTTCATCGGTACTGCGGAGCTCGTCATAATGGTTGGGGATGGGACTTCTCGGGTGCCACAAACAAAGAGGAATTGAACCAAATCCTCACTAGCACCATTATGATACGGAGAAGGAAAGCTGACGTGCTAAAAGACCTCCCTGAAAAGCTGTACTCCTTCATTCCAATGGAACTTAGCAATGAAACAGAATACAGGGTTGCTGAAGAAGAATTCATCCAATATCTGAGACTTACAAAAGGAAAAGAAGCGGCGGAAAAGGCAAAGAAAGCGGAACATCTCGTAAAAATCGAGGCACTGAAACAGCTAGCAGTCAAAGGAAAACTAAAGCAAGCAATCAACTGGATACGGGATTTTATCGAGGACGGTAATAAATTAGTAGTGTTTGCAGTACACAAGGAAGTTATACACCAGCTAATGAAAGAATTCAAAGAAATCGCTGTAAAAATAGATGGTTCCACTTCTATCCCTGAAAGACATAAAGCAGTAGAAGCGTTTCAAAGCGACCCGAACATAAAGCTATTCATTGGTAACATACAGGCCGCAGGTGTCGGATTAACTCTCACAGCCGCTAGTGCGGTAGCATTCCTGGAGTTTGATTGGGTTGTTGGGAATCATATGCAGGCAGAGGACAGATGCCATAGAATTGGGCAAAAAGATACCGTGAATATTTATTATCTAATAGCGGCAGGGTCAATTGAAGAAAAACTAGTCAGCCTGCTCGCCGAAAAAACAAAAGTCATCCAAACAATTTTGGATGGGGAAAAAGCAGAAGACATAAATATTTTTGATGAACTCCTTGAATCTATTGGAAAATAAAAAGGTTTACTTTCTCTTTCAATCATTATATAATATAATTAATCTATCTTAAGATTGAAGGAGGTCACCAGGACTAATGAAAAGAACGAAAGGACCAAAATGTAAATGCGGATGTGGGAATCCAGTAAACATGGGAAAGAATGGTTGGTGTAAATTCTTAAAAGGACATAACCTAACAATACCGCTACCAAAAGAAAAAGAAGAAAAAAGAAGGCAAGCAATCAGCAGAACAATGAAAATATTTCTAAAAGACAATGAAAAAGAAATACAAAGAAGAAAAGAATTATGGTTGGGGCGAAAACACTCAAAAGAATCCAAGGAAAAAATGGCAGAACAAGCAAAAATAAGAGAGCAGAAAAAGAAAGAACAAGGATATAAAATATCAGAAGAAACCCGAGAGAAAATCTCACAAGCATTAAAAGGGCATACAACATCTGAAAAAACCAAGCAAAAAATAAGTGAAGCCAATAAAGGAAAAATCCGCCCCAAAGAACTCCGGGAGCACTTATCAACAAAAGCAAAAGAATGGCATAAGGAAAATCCAAATCCATTCTTAGGAAGAAAACACACAGAGGAATCAAAACAAAAAATTAGTAAAGCTCTCAAAGGAAAATACAGAGGGGAAAAAGCATCCAATTGGCAAGGAGGAAAAAGTAGCATTCCATATGGCCCTGAATGGACTCCTTGGCTTAAAGAAGAAATCAAAAAAAGAGATCTAAATTGCTGTAAAGTCTGCGGAAAAAATAAGGAAACAATTGAGAAAAAATATCATTGGTGGCTAGAAGTACATCATATAGATTTTAACAAAAATAACAACACCCCTTCCAATTTAATCACTCTATGCACTTCCTGTCACGGGAAAGCTAATAGAAAAACAATCAAGCAATCCACCCTTAAAGAATTAATTACTTAGGAATTAGCCCAAGCTGAAGACAGATGCCACCGTATTGGGCAGAAAAATGCGGTTAACATATACTACCTATTAGCGGAAAATACTGTGGA